TGTTAGCAGATGTTTCCGTACTGCTCCAATAATCATTTCTTAAAATTTGAGTAGCACCACTTATAGCTCCAAACGATGAATTACCTGATAATGTTTTATTTACATTAAATCTATTATTGAAAAGCAAATTAAGTTCATCAATAGCAGGTAAATACCAATCCGATTTACTGTTGTTTGTAGAATCTAAACATAATTTAGCTGCTCCAGCTGTAAAACCTGATTGTCCTACTATTGCATTTGAATTACTTAATCCATCCCAATAACTTTGAGCTGTTGAACCGATTGCTGTTCCAGTTATATTACTCCATGCCGAACTTGTACTTAAATTAGTTGTATCAATAACTAAATAATATTGAACTCCATTATCAATGTACCTGTGAAATATAACTCCACCCTCCGAAGATACATATTGTCCTATTTCATAAGTGTATCCAGTTCTTGCAGTCCAGCTTAAAGTACCACTTCCATTTGTTTGTAATACTTGTCCACTTGTTCCATCTGCTGTTGGCAACGTATAGGTAGTGTTGGCAGTTAAAGAATCAGCAGCTTTTAAGGCAACATAACTTGAGCCATTTGGCACACCCTCATAAAATAAAAGAGATTTAGCAACAGCACTATTTGTATTTTGTAAATGTAAATCAGTTTCTATTTTTACTATTCCAGTTCCATTCGGATTTATAACAACATTACCATTTGAAGCACTCGTAATTTGAAACCCATTAACATCTAAGTTTCCACCTAATTGTGGTGAAGTATCTAAGCTAACTTCATTAATTTCTGAACCAGTTACATACTTAGTGTCGTAAGTAGTGCCATTAAAGTCTGCTATTGGAATCCTATCCGTACTTTCAACTTTTGCCGCTTTCGCCGTTAGTTGACTTATCTTTATGTCCGCCATTTATTTTGTTTAAATAAATTTGTAATTTTCTAATGTTTTCAGCCTTTGGCTTGTACTTTTTTAAATGAACCATCCAGTGTAGTTATTTTGAGTGTCGGGATACATATCACCGTTTGAATTTAAGTTGTATTCAGGGAATAAGTCTTGGTTAAAACTCATGTAATCAATAAACCTTTCAGTGTAATGCTGTGCTATTGAACGCTCTTTTTCAATTAAAAAATCGATTTCGTCTTTTTCTACGTTTGTTGCATTCTCCGAATTATGCTTAAATACTCCTTTATTAGCGATTGTATATGCTGCGAATGGTAAGTATTCAACCATCGCCCAATGTATCAGCATAGGCTTTATATACGTCGTTACAAGCGATAAATAATTACCGCCCAAAGTTTCAGCTACAATATCATCTTTTATTTTGTCCAATAACTTAGTGCCTAAATAGTTTTGAATGTGAATATCTTGAGCTACTTTAATCCATTGAATAAAGTTATCCGTGTCTACGTTGCCATTCATGGCAGTAAACTTTACGATGTCATCTCTTGTTATAAGTAATGCTTCTGCCATCTTATTTTCTATAATATCCTCTGTCCTCTCGGTCAATCATTCTTTGACTTACCAAACTTGGATTTTTAACTACATAACCTAATTTCTCCGCTTTTGAGCCAGCGATTTGTTTTGCTGTTGCAATATCCGTTGCTTTGCCCTCAAACGTTGCGTAAACTCTTTTATTCCAACGGTGGTAACAATTAGCACCGCCTTTATACAACCAAATTGAATACGTTGAAGCTCCATCAATTCCAAACCCTGCATTAACTGGCTGACTACCCATTTTTATAATATCCTCTTTTCGATAAACTTTATTTGCCGACATCATGGCTTTACAAAATGGTCTTCCTTTTCCTGACTTACCGCCAGTTTCTCCAGCGTAAACATATCGAGTTAAAAACTTAACGCCACCAATAACAGCATCTTGTCCGCTTCTCAAATTAGGTCGAGGATCACCAGTTGAAACTAAATTAACAACCTTTGACAATAAACTTTGCTTTGGCTCTTTGCTTAATATCTCGTTGTCTTTTTCATCTGTATCGTAGTCAACTTCGTGTTCATCTATTAATATCCAGTCAGGATTTTCATCTTCGCCTAAATCAATTAACGCTTGAGCAATTTTATCATTTTGCGAGCTTAATTCCGTACCTGTTTCTTCTGCTACTTGTTCCTCTGTTTGGGCGTTCTCTAAGTCCATAAACTCCAAAGGTTGTAAAGTCTTAAAAAATAACTTTAATGTAATTCCGTTGTAAGCTAATATTCTATCAAAAGCCTCTAATAATTCATCTTGCATAGGTTTAATAACCATGTTGTCAAACAAAATACTTGAGTTCTTAAGTTCATCAGCATTTGAACTAAAGCCAGTTGTTGTAGCAATACCAAATAAAAGCGGGCTTGTTACATTGTGTCCTAACATAATCTTACGTAAACACTCATCACTTAAATACGAATAGTGTTCAGGTGCGTCGTTTAATGGAATATCGTCTACAGTTGTTTTACTTGTTTCACTTGCATTAAAAGCTACAATAGTTCGCAGTCCTTTAGAACCCGTTAATTGTGCATTTACTTTGCTTGTAATGATACTTTGTTGTTCTTCGGTAGGAATACCATTGTTGAAGTTAATAACCTTTGTACCACTGAAGCCGTGTTGAACTTCATTAATTAAATAATCTGCTATTTCTTCTTCTAACTTTGCGTAAGGAACAGCACCTTGATAATCAGGGTAGGCGTAATACTTCATTCCTACCGTGTAAGGCTTAATGTAAAGTATTTCTATTTGCTCATTTGAATATCCAAAAGCAGGTATTCTCTTTGGTGCGTATTTCTTTACGTCCTGCCAATTATCTGAATAGTAATAACCTTCTACTTCTCCGTCTTTGTTACACTTTTCAGCACGCAATAAGTTAACTGGCATATGATACGCCTTAAGTATTCTTTTGCGGTCTTTAGAATAATGTATTTGAATAGCGCACTGCCCTAACATCTTTCTATCGACTACTAATTTACGAACGCAATCAGGGTGAAGTAAAGCCATCATTTGAGCATACTCATTTGGCTTTTTAGAAGCGTCTAACGCACTTAAACCACGTCCATAAACTAATCTACTTATATTGTTTATAATGGCGTTATTCGTCGTTGAATACGTGTATCTGTCAATCAGATATTGAAAGTAATTATTGTCCTCACCGAACTCAACCCAATTATCTCTTTTGGATTCTTGGATTAATGGCGTTTGGTAAGAACTTAAATTAATTATATGTATGTTATCACTCATAAACTATAAAAGTATTTGCAGTTGTATTTGAAGTATATTGCCCGTTGTTAACCGAAAATGTAACTATCGGTTGGTCGGTGCAAAATATCCTATCACGGTAAACGATGTTCGTTCCGTCTTTTAGTACCAAATTATAAAAATGATTTTCAACTAAGGCAACCTCAACTAATAATGTAGAATAGTATTCGCCCTCTGTAAAAGTCCATTCCTCAACAACCGTTGTTTCATTTGTTTGGTCATCCGTTATTTCGACCGTGTCGAAGTCTGCATTTCGCGGAATTAAAGCAAATGTTTGCGGTAATAAAGACGTAGTTAAAACTATCATACTTATATAACTAATTCACTACGGATTTGTTTCTTAAATAAAAAACCCCACCGATTTGGCAGGGTCTTAAACCTATTATTAACAGACAATTCTAAGAAGTAATTACAATAGCATCATCAGTACCATCAGTAAAGATAGCTTTTAATCCAGCCTCATCAGCGCAGTCAATGAAGTATGCAGGGCTTTTTTCCATTCCAGTGAATGTTAAGTTATACCCATTGAAATCTCCCATTGCAGTTCCTGAAGACACAGTTCCAGCAGTTACATCACATCCTTGGTCATAACCTGCCAAAAAGAATTGGTGGTCTCTTGTTTCAACAACGATTCTCGGACGTCCGTAAGCTAACAACTTAACGTTTTTATGTGTTACAGCGTCTTGTTTCTTTAATTGAATAGTTAATACTTGCTCAAAGAAAGTAGTTCCGTTGTCTCTTGAAGTTTGGATAGTTTGCTCAAAACCATTTGCACCTTTCAATTCGTATTTATAAAGGTTGATTTGTGTTGCAGTGTACCAAGTGGTAATTTGGTCATCACCATCAAAAACAACGCTTGAAGATAATGTATTCAAATCACCATAGTTAATAAAGTAAATATTTAGAAGTCCTGAAATTGCATCTTTACAAGCCTCTAATCTTCCGTTTGCTATATCGCAGCTCATTTTATTATTTTTTTAATGTTAAACAAAAAAGGGTGGCGTATATTTCACCACCCTCGCTTATTGTTAGTTTGATTAGTTAGCTGAATTTACGATACCGTAAGTAACCAAGTCGGAAGCAAAACCGTATTTAGCGTCAGCAGTAAATCGCATAACTACACGTACGTTTTGAGAACCGTCAATGTCGCCCATATCTAAAACTTTAACTTCGTTCATGTCATTCATCAAACCAGTAGCAAAATACAAGTTGCCCATATCTAAAACTTTAACTTCGTTCATGTCATTCATCAAACCAGTAGCAAAATACAAGTTAGATGTTTGAGAAAGAAGTGCAGTGTTTGAAGCAAGTCCGTTAGCTAAGAAAATCTTAACTCCATCAAAGTAAAGGTTATCCAATACTTGATTAGTTCCTTTGTTTTCGTAACCGTTAGCACCTACACCTGAAGCAGCAAAACCACCCAATGCACGAACGTAAGCTCTATAAATGTTAGAAGAAACATAAAGATACAAATCTTCTTTTCCGTACAATGCAGCAGGAAGGGCATCAATGATAGAACCTAACTCAGCAACTACGTTAGAAGCAGTTACAGAAGTACCAGCGATTTTTTGACCTGCAGGTAAAGAAGCATCAACGTCTAATTGTCTCATGATTCCTGAAAACTCACCAGCAGAAGCGTTGTTACCATCCCAAATAACTAATTCCATTTGTTGAGCAACTTTCTCAGCAGCGTGTGCAATTAAGAAATCAGCAAAAGACTTAGGCAATACGTCAAACGCTGAATAACCCATTTGGATAGCATCCCAATCTGAACGAAAGTCAGACTTACATAATTGTAAGTTAACTTGGAATGACTCAGGTTGAAGAACTCTCTCTGTTAAAGTCAAAGTTGAAGTTGGGTCAAAATCACAAGTTGCATTTTTAACGATTCCGTCAGTAGCTACTCTTTTGATAACTTGCTTGTACTTAACGTTAGGCATAATAGTAATTCCGCCTTTTTCTAAAGTTGGAGACGACAATAAAGCCGCCGCAATGTACTTACCTGCGAATTCACCAGCGTAAGTAGTTGTAATTGAAGTTGTTGTTGCCATTTTTGTAAAATGTATTTAAAAATTAATATTACTTATTTAGTTTTTCTAAGATTGAGTCCATAATTGAACGCTCTCTTTTAGACGCGATTCTTATAGTCTCAACTTTGTTTTCGTTTTCAGG